AAACAACATCCACCCCTAATACACATGGAAAATAATAAACTAAGTGACAACGAAAACTTATATTTAAAGAGCATAAGTGAGCAAATGAAAGAACATCAAAAGAGTCATTATTTGCTTGACAAACACTTAACTAATCTAGAGAAATTAGGTGCTGAATTGTTACCTAAACTCGATGAAATTAATGCTCAGTTACAGTACATTAGTTCCAAATCTTCAACCTATTAAATGATCATGAACAACAACAAATTAACCGTTACAGATGCACAGTTACTAACGAAAGATTTGATTGAATTTGTATCATCTCGATCAGAAGAATTAGACTGGTTATGTGATGGTTACGTATACTCACTAAATGATAAAGAAGTAGAAGAATTACGTGAGTATATTGATAGTAAATCAGAGGTAAATTGCATGGAAACGTTTATACCTGGCTTCCATGATTAACTCTATCACATTATTACTTAATTCACTCTAATTACTCACACTATGTTATACACAGGTAATGCACAGTTTTCCACAGTTAATGGACTCAATCTGTGGAAAAGTATATTAAATGCCTTTCAAAATGCTCTTATAAATATACCCCTGCTTTCTATTCTTTTCCACAAGGGTGTTAATAAAGGGGGTGTAATTAGTGGAATAAATGTTAGTAATGGCAATGTAATCTGTGGAATAAAGGTGATATCTTGTAGTGATCTAAGCGAGCATTATAACACAATCTCGCTTATATTGTCAACCCCCCCGTTAATACTGTGTGGGGAACAATATAAAACTTGACATATACTTTATTTCATGGTATTATAGCCTCATAAAGTTACTCCAATCAAACTCTAATCACATGGCAGTTTCTAACACTTACCGTACAACAGAAAGGTATAGAATAACGCTAGAAGTTTGTGTGGAAGATGACTTTAATCCGCAACAAATTGACTGGCGTAAAGTCTTAGATTTGCAGGAGAATGAGTCAGTCAATAGTTACACTGAAGCACTAAGTATTCCTGACCGTTATTAACACTTAAGCATGGGAATGTGTTTGCCCTAAAGTTACACAAATTGAACACCTAATTACGTGCCTTATTATGTCTAAAACCTTTGCAATCTTCCTTCTTGAAAATGCAAACAATGGTAATGAAATCCTTGCCGTCTTGGATGATATCAGCGAGGTGCAAACTACAGTCCTATAAGTAACAACAACTGTGCAGGGGGGTTATTGACACTTCCCTGCATTTATGTTATAATGATAAGTAACACATAGTGGCTGCACAGTTTATGATAGTCTGATTATACGTATTAGCAGTCTTATGTTTATGCGTGTTGACAGTTATTAGGGCGCGTTGTTAATGTTGGGCGGCGGCGCGTTGTTAAAAAGCTGAAAGTCCCTAACCTACAGAGGTGACAAATCGAGAGCTAAATATAAAAAACGGCCAGAAAAAAAATATCCCCCAAGGTTTTATGAAATTAGAATGGCCCACAATTAGTTTCTTTTTAGTTGTACATCTCTTAGGATTGGCAGCACTTCAACAATGGAGTTGGGGTGCATTTTTTGTATGGTTCTTTTTGTCATGGTTAACGGGTTGTCTTGGGTTGACATTAGGATATCATCGCCTACTATCACATAAGTCATTTGAAGTACCTAAGTGGTTGGAGAGAGTATTTGCTACGTGTGGCGCATTAAGTGCTGAGTACGGTCCAATACAGTGGGTAGGGTTACATAGACAGCATCATAAGTATTCGGATGAAGCACTCGACCCACATAATATCAATAGAGGGTTTTGGTGGGCTCACATAGGATGGATGTTATTCAGAGTACCAGGCGAGAAGAGATCAAAGAGGTATGCAGAAGACCTAGGAAGAGATCCTTATTACAGATTCTTAGATAAGTGGTTTCTACTCTTACAGGCCCCTCTCGGAATATTATTGTATAGTCTCGGAGGATGGCACTGGGTACTATGGGGTATACCTCTCAGAATTGTATCAGTATATCATTTAACATGGTGTATTAATTCTGTTTGTCATACATGGGGTAAACAACCTTATAAGGGTATAGATGAAGCAAGAAATAATACAGCACTAGGGATTATAGCATTTGGTGAAGGATGGCATAATAATCACCATGCATATCCTACATCTGCAAAGCAAGGGTTACAGGGTCAATTTGACTTGACATGGTATGTTATACTAATGTTAAAGAAGATGGGTTTAGCAAGAAACATACGTCTTCCTATATAAATCAGTTTATCTTGGAGATGATGCAAAACATTGAAGACATTACATATCACATTTACTTAAAGGATAAACCAATATATTGGAATTTAGATGAAGATGGTTTTGATGAGAAATGGCAGATGTTACATGTAATGATGGATTTATTAGATACAGATTACGAAAAGGAAGATTTAACATATACTAAGTTATCAGGTAAGGTAGGATATGGTGGTCCAGGAAAAGTAGTATATACCTCACCTATAGACGAAGATTCTTATTGACAGATACTAAATAAACTGATAAAATGATATTGAAAGCGAGCTAATTTTTATGGCTAAAGGATTTAAAGTTAAAACGGTTGCTCCTAAAACAAAAGCACCCGAATGGGATATTGATGCAATCAAACAACGAATGAAGGGGAAGGCAATAGTCTTCTGCTTACCAGGTAGAGGTTGCTCTTATATCTTTCTAAAGAATTTTGTACAATTATGTTTTGACATGGTACAAAATGGAATGAGTATTCAAATTAGTCAAGACTACTCATCAATGGTTAATTTTGCACGTTGTAAGGTACTTGGTGCAAATGTACTACGAGGTCCTAATCAGATACCTTGGGATGGTAAACTAACTTATGATTATCAACTTTGGATTGATAGTGATATTGTCTTTGATACGCAGAAGTTCTGGCAATTATGCGATCTTGCTGTTCCTGCTGAAGCTGTCAAAGAAGATGGCACATTAGATGATGAGCAATGTAAAGGTGTTGTAGGTGGTTGGTATGCTACTGAAGATGGTTCTACTACTTCTGTTGCACACTGGTTAGAAGAGGATGATTTCCGTAAGAATGGCGGAGTTATGAATCATGAAACCGTTGAAACCATGTCTAAGCGTAAGAAACCATTTACGGTTGATTATACTGGGTTTGGTTGGGTAATGATTAAGAATGGTGTATTTGAGAAACTCGAATATCCTTGGTTTGCACCTAAAATGCAACAATTTGAATCTGGAGAGGTTCAAGATATGTGTGGAGAGGACGTTTCGTTCTGTTTAGACGCAATGGATGAAGGTTTCGAAATCTGGTGCGATCCTCGTATTAGAGTAGGCCACGAAAAAACTCGTATTATCTAAATCATGTTACTTAATCTTATCGCTATCGGTGTTATTCTTGCTGTTATTTGGTTCGTTGTTGTTTTCATGGCGGACCCCAATAAGATGTAATGAGATATTTTAATATCCTTTATAATGGGGAAGTTATTCATAGTAATCTTTCCCATGAACGCTCTCTAGAGGTATTACAAGACCTTTCGGAGAAGTATTATAAAGGTGAAGATGATTTTGATGCTAATTTATTAAAAATGGAGGAGGTTACTTAATGGCTAAAGCAGTTGCATGGAATTCCGATACGTTTATAGAGACAAAACCGAAAAAAACTCGTCAAGGGAATGGGAAGCACACCAAAATAGCGGCGACTTCTCGCAATAAGGCAAAAAAGAAGTATAGAGGTCAAGGATAATGTGGAAATTCTTTGAATGGGCATGGTCTCTATCATGGGGTGATGGTATTGCGTTGTTAATTTGTCTTTTTGTTTTTTATTATGGTAAAAAGTGGATTGATAGTCGCTTTGGAAGCTTAAATAAACGTCAAAAACGTGAAATGAAGCAAATTGTAGTTGAAGCAATGAACGAATGGACGGCAAATTGCGAATATTTGACTCTTAAGACCGATGAAGAGGGTCGTTATTACTGCTCAAAGAGCGATTGTGAGGGAGTAAAGTTTAATAACAAGTAAAATCAATAAGTATAGTGTCTAAATACCTAGAAATAGGGGTTTAGGCACTTTTTCATGGAAAAACAAATGTTAAGAGAGATCTCCAATGATGATCTCACACCTAAAAAGAGGGACAAATTAGTTGAAAGTGAACTTTTTGACCCTAAAGAAGACGATGGATTAGACTATGAAGTAGATTCTGTGGTCATCACAGAGTTTTAGTTAGTAAACCTTAATAAATAACTTATATTCTAGTACTTTTCAATGCCAATAGAGAGGGTAAATCAAGGATTTAAAGATATTAGTGCATCATTTAAGATTAATCCCTTAAATTATGACCTAATTGCTTTAAAAAATACAACTGCAATTGCTCGTTCTATCAGAAATATTGTATTTACAAGTCGTGGCGAAAAGTTTTTTGATCCAGATTTTGGTTGTGAAGTATCAAAAGCACTATTTGAGAATTTAGATGAAGTTACAGCCTTTACTATAAAGGAAGAAATTGAATTTTCTATTTTAAATTATGAACCAAGAGTCGAATTAGTGGATGTTAATGTCGTTCCTGACTTTGACGGAAACCAATTTGCAGTCACAATCACTTATATTATTGTTGGAATTGACGTTCCACCTCAACAATTAGAATTTGTATTGTTGCCAACAAGATAAATGCCTCTTCAGAACTTTACTGGTCTTGATTTTGACCAGATAAAAACTACCCTACGGGACTATTTAAAGAATAATTCGAATTTTACGGATTATGACTTTGAAGGATCTAACCTGGCAACGATTTTAGATGTATTAGCATACAATACCTACACAAGTTCTTATAATGCTAATATGATATCTAATGAGGTATTCATAGATTCTGCCACTCTGAGGGAGAATGTGGTGGCACTGGCAAGGAATATAGGATACTTACCAAGATCTAAAAAGGCATCGAGGTCCTTAGTGACTTTCTTTGTTGATATGACAACGGTTTCTCCAACTCCTGCAAGTTTAACTCTTAAAAAAGGACCAGTTGCAAGTACAGGAAATCAATTTGGTGGACAATCTTATGCTTTTGGAATTCCTGATGATAAAACAGTTGGAGTTATAGAGGTTTCAGATAGTACTGGTAGTGGAAGAGTAGCACAATTCAATGATGTAGAGATATATGAAGGAACTCTTTTAGATCAAACATTTACATATTCGTCTAATAACCCATTTCAGAAGTTTATTTTACCTAATACTGGAATCGATCTTGATACATTAAGTGTTAAAGTAAAATCAAATTCCAATTCTTCAACAGCTGTAGAGTATGTTAGACAAGATAGTCTCTTTACTGCAAAAACAGGAACAACAATTAACGGAGAATCCAACATATACTTTATTAATGAAGTTGAAAGTGAACAATATGAATTAATCTTTGGTGATGGTATTTTTGGTAAAGCACTTCAAGACGGAAATGTTGTTGAAGCATCTTATATTGTAACAAGTGGTGATTCTGCTAATGGTATCAGTAACCTTACTTTTGCAGGAAGATTGACTTATACACGAAATTCTATTGATTATAATGTAACTAGCGGAATCTCATTAATCAACACTCAGGGACGCTCCAGTGGCGGTGAGGCCATCGAAAGTGTTGAGTCCGTTAAAAAGTATGCACCACAGATTTATGCCACTCAGAATAGGGCATTAACAGCAAATGACTATGAGATCTTAATTCCTAATAAGATTTACCCTGAAGCAGAGTCAATCTCTGTATATGGTGGTGAGGAGATGGTACCACCACAATATGGGAGGGTTTTCATTAGTATAAAACCACGTACAGGTGATTTTGTACCAGGTGCAATTAAAGAAAATATTAAAAGAGATTTAAAGAAATATTCTGTTGCAGGAATTGTACCAGAAATTTTAGATCTAAAATACCTATTTGTTGAAACTAATAATGTGGTGTATTACAATACGACAAAAGCACCTTCTGCAGCATTTGTTTCAACGGTAGTACAAGACAATATTAATAAGTATGCTGAATCTGCAGAGTTAAATAAGTATGGGGCAAGATTTAAATATAGTCAATTCCTCAGAGTTATTGATCAAAGTCATGAGGCTGTTACTTCTACTATTACTACAGTAGAGATGAGACGTGACTTAAGGTTAGCAATAGACACTTTTGCAGAATATGCAATTGATTTTGGTAACGAATTCCACATTGACTCTATGAATGGATATAATATTAGATCTAGTTCATTTAGAGTATTAGATATTAATGAGGATGTGTATCTTTATGATATGCCAAATACTGATAAGAAGACAGGAACTATGAATTTATTCTCTTTGGACTCTTCTGGATCAAATACCCCTACAGTTCAAAGAAAGAATGTTGGAAAAGTTAATTATAAAACTGGTCGAATTACATTAGATCCTATTAATATAGTATCTGCTAAGACCAAGGATGGTGTACAAATTATGGAAATATCTACAGTTCCTGAATCTAATGATGTTATCGGTTTACAGGATCTTTATTTGCAACTAGATAGTAGTAACGTTGACATGGTTGTTGATGAAATCAGTTCAGGTATTGACCCATCTGGATCCAATTACGTTGTTACCCCAAGTTATACCACTGGAAGCATAGTAAGATAACCCAATGACAGAAAAAAGAGTTCAGTTTAATACTATCGTAAAGAGCCAACTGCCAGAATATGTGCAGGATGAGTTTCCTTTGATGGGTGAGTTCTTATCTCAATACTATCAGGGACAAGAGTATCAGGGTGGGCCTCTAGATTTAATTCAAAATATTGATAAGTATATCAAATTAAGTGAATGTGGAAATACTATTAAATCCACTAAACTTACTGCTTCTATTTTTGAGGAAGATTCGACAATTGCCGTTGAGAATACCGAAGGATTTCCTGCTAATTACGGTTTATTAAAAATTAATGATGAAGTTATTACATATAAAAGTAAAACAAGTGTAGCATTTGTAGATTGTGCAAGAGGATTTAGTGGAATTACGTCTTTTAGGAATAGTTCTAATCCTGAAGATGTAGTTTTTTCAACTTCTACAGCTGCTATTCATGAAGATGAAACTGTAGTAGAGAATTTAAGCATCCTATTCTTGGAAAAATTCCTTGAAAAGGTTAAAAATCAGTTTTTATACGGATTTCAAAGCAATTTACATTCAGATTTAAATCAATCACAGTTTATTAGGCAGTCAAAAGACTTTTATTCGACAAGAGGAACTGACGAATCCTTTAAAATTCTCTTTGGAGCACTATATGGTGAAGATGTAAGTATTATTAGACCTAAAGATTATGTAATTTCTCCTTCTGATGCTAATTTTCAGTTAAATAGACAACTTGTTGTAGAACCTGTAGAGGGAGATGTAGAAGATTTATTAAATAAGACACTTTTTCAGGATCCATTTGAAAATATAACAAAGGCATATGCTCCAGTTTCTAATGTAGAGAAGGTTACTGTTGGAATTTTAACCAATACTTATTGGAAAGTTAGTGTTGATGGATCTTACAGTCAAAATGATGGTTCTTCTGATTTAATATATGGACAATTTACACCAAATGCCAAGAGTAAGATAATTGGTAAAGTTGGTGTAGGACAGACATTTTTGGATGTTGATTCAACTTTAGGATTCCCAAATTCAGGTACTCTTTCTTATAGGTTTGAGGATGGAACAGCTGGAGTTTGTACATATGCCCATAAAACGATAAACCAGTTTTTAGGAATTAATACAACAGGTATTGGTAAGACAATTCTTGATAATACTGCGATTGATCAAGATACTTATTCGTATGGTGCTGGTGCTGGTACAACAAATGGTATAAGAGTTAAAATTAGAGCAGTTTTAAAAGATCTAGTAATTCCAACAGAAACATATTACCAAAAATCAGGTTCTAAGGTTAAACTTATATCTTTGGGTAAAGTTGGTAAGGATCTTAAAAATAATAATTGGTTATTTAACACAGCACAGTCATATGTTGTTGAAAAATTAGAAATTATTGATTCTATAAACTATCTTTATCGTTTAACTACCAAAGATCAGAATATCTTTAAAATTGGCGATAAAATTACAACTCATGAAACAGTAAACAACAGTATTAAGTGGGGATCGCTGATAACTGCTGAATTTGAACCGAGTACAGGTCTTCAATATGATGTAAATGATGTTTTTGATGAACATAGTTGTTTGATTCAAGGAACAGGTATAGTAGATGTTACTAAGATAGTTAAAGTAACCAGAATTATCTCTAAGGCTGATTCTACCGTCCATTCTCGAATAAATGAGAAAACTGCTAATGTTCAAAATGTTTATATTGATGAAAATGACACTTTAGTCGCTTCTTCATCAATTCCTTATACTGGAAAGATAAAATTAAATCCAAGAAGACAAAAATTCGCTAATGTTACTGGAGTTTACACTAAAGGCGACGAAATAATTAAAATTTGCAGTGGAATTGATCATAATTTCCGTACAGGAGATATGATTCATTATACTCCACAATATGAGTCTAAAACTATAACTCTTCCTGGCGGAAGAACCGAATTTATAGAATGGGTGGAAAGTTCACTCTTTGAAAAGGGTACAAATAATGATTATGGGAAGGGAATTTATTTTGTACAAAGAATTGATGAAAATAGAGTAAAATTTGCAAAAAGTAGATCAAATCTTTATAATGAGATTTTTTCTAAAGTAACAATAGACGGTAACCTTGATACTGTTACTGTAACCAATAATATTGTTGAAAAATATGAGAATTATGGCAAAATTATAGAATCTCAGAAACTCTTCAGAAAAGTTTCTCCACCAAATCATGATGGTCATAAACATAGCACAATGCCAGGATATACTGGTATTCTTGTTGATGGTGTAGAAATTTTAAACTATAAGTCCACAGATCATGTTTATTATGGTGGTATCGATTCTATTGATATTGTAAAAGGTGGTAAAAACTATGATGTCATTAATCCACCCCAATTAGTCATTACCGATTCTGTTGGAACAGGTGCAACGGGTACTGTTTCTGTTAAAGGTGATTTTAAAGAAATTAGACTTCTAAAATCTGGATTTGATTATTTGGATGAACCCATAATAAAAATTACGGGTGGAAATGGACAAGGTGCTGTTGCCAAAGCTCAATTAGTCACTATTCCTCATGAAGTTACTTTTGATTCTACTGGAATAGGATCTCATACCTCTGGAATAGGTACAGTTATAATTGGTGAGTCTAGTAATCAATCAACCATTGGATTCTCTACTTATCATAAATTTAGAGTAGGAGAAAGGGTTGTTTATAAAACTTTTGGAGAAAAGTCATTAGCAGGACTTGGTACAAATTCAATATACTACGTTTCTCTAAATGATGATTATACTGTAAAATTACATAAGACTTATGAGGATGCAGTCTCTGGACTTAGTACGGTAACCTTCACTGCTTATGGTAAAGGTACACAAGCATTAAGATCACTTAATGGGAAAGCAATTGTAAGTTCTATTGCAATATTAGATTCAGGTTCTGATTATGAGAATAAAGAAAGAACATGTGCATCTGTTGGTATTAATACTGCATTAAATGTTGTAAACATACCCAATCATGGATTTGGTGATCGGGAACTGCTTAGATATTCTAATGATCTTGCAAATGTTGGATCTGGTGCAACTACATTAGTAGCAGGTCTTTCTACCGCTAAGGATTATTATGTTTCTGTTGTTAATGAGGATTCTTTCCAATTAGCAGCTGTTGGTGTAGGAACTACGGTAAATGACTTTTATCTCAAGACCAAACAATTTGCAGACCTTAGTAGTGTTGGATTTGGAACTCATAAATTCAATTATCTTCCTATTGAAGTACAACTTATTGGAAGAGTCGGAATATCATCTATAGAAGGAGATACGTTTGAAGCAGTAGTACAACCTATTGTGCGTGGTGAAATAACATCAATTAACTTAACTAATAATGGTACTGGATATGGTGTAACTAATGTTGTTAATTTTGAAAGAGATCCTCAAATTGAAGTATCTTCTGGACAAGATGCACTACTTACACCCGTAATTTCTGGTGGAAAAATTGTAGATGTTAGTGTAAGTGCTGCAGGTACGAATTATAATGCTCCACCTAATCTATCAGTTATTGGAATTGGAACAGGAGCTAATTTAGTTCCTGAAATGAATGCATTGGGCAATATTGTATCAGTACGAGTTAATCATGGTGGTATTGGTTATGGAGTATCTACTACATTTGTTCAAGTTGATGCTGCAGGACAACGATCTAAGTTTGAACCGAATTTGCAATCTTGGCAATTTAATAAGATTCGTAGAAATGAGGCTAATCTAAATGATGATGATGTCTTCCTTTCAAAACCCACTAATAGTAATTTTGGAATACAGTGTTCATATGCATATGCACCTAGAAGTTTAAGAAAGGTACTTTATGCAACAAATGCAGATGGAAAAGTTTTATATGGACAAAAAGATCTTAGATTAGTTAATAATGTAGAAGTAGAGAATACAAACCATTCTCCTATCATTGGATGGGCTTATGATGGTCATCCAATTTATGGTCCTTATGGTTATTCAACATATACGGGTGGTTCTATTGCCCAGATGAAGAGTGGTTATGTAGAACAAGCAAGTTTAGTTAACGGAAGACCACCAATAAGTGAATTTCCTGCTGGATTCTTTATAGAAGATTATAAGTATATTCCTTCAAATGATCAGACTCAACTTGATGAAAATAATGGTAGATTCTGCATTACTCCAGAATTTCCAAAAGGCACGTATGCTTATTTTGCGACATTTGAATCAGTTGTTGCTTCTACTGGAATATTTAAGAATTATAAAACACCAGAATTCCCTTATTTGGTTGGTAAGGCATATAACTCTCAACCAGACAAATTTAATTTCAAGAGATTATCAAATCAAGATGATCATGATTTAAATAAGACGAATTGGGTTAGAAATACTTATCCTTATGCTTTAACTAAAAAGTATAGTGGATATGGATATGTTTCTCAATCTTATGATTATGTACCTCAAGATTCTACCATTGATTATGCTCAGAAAGGAACTATAGATGCAGTTGGAATACTTACTGGTGGAACTGGTTATCAAGTAAATGATAAAGTTGTTTTTGATAAAGATATAAGAAAATCTTTCAAAGCATCTGCTAAAGTTGCTAAAGTTGCTAGTCCTGGAATAGGTACTGTCAATATAACCAATACTACTTTATCTGATATTGAATTTGCTCCAACTAGGATTGGTTCTTTAGATACTGTTGTTGGAATTTATACTGATAATCTTGGTCTTTTTGACAAATCTCTTGTTACTCTTACTGGAATTAATACCACATCTTCTGATGTTTCAGGAACTTATAATATTGGAATTAGTACAAATAAACTGACTGTAACGACAGCAATTAGTACAGAGGGTATTACTGGTATTGTTACATATTTCTCTGTAGGTGGTGAATTGCGATGGCCACATATTAAAGAAAATGATTTATATCAAGTAGGAACTGAGCAAATAAAAGTTCTAAACATTGATAGACTTAATTCTAGAATTAGAGTTTTACGATTAGAGAATAGTGTTGCAGGAGTATCTCATACTATAAGTACGGTTTTAACCGAACTTCCTAGAAAGTTTAGTATTAATCCAGCTGGTCATACTACTTCATATATCCCTAGGATTAATAGAGAATTATATTTTGATGCTAAAGAAGCAGTTGCAATAGGAACTGCACAACCATTTAGTGTTGTTGGAGTTGGAAGTACACTTCAATTTGCAAATCCAGGTGCTGGAATAACTCAATTGGTTGCTCCTCTTCAAACTCTGTATATACCTAAGCATGGATTAGTAACAGGAGATAGAGTTACCTATCAAGCTACTGGAGGTGGGGATTATAATATAGGAATTCTTACTGCTTCTAATCAAGTAGCAACTGGTGATAGTTTTAGTTTATCTGATTATTCTTCTTTATGGGTTGGTAAAATAAGTGACCATTATATTGGATTATCGACAGTTAAGGTTGGACTCGGTTCTACAGGTTCCTTTGCAGGAATTGCTGCTACAACTCAACATCAAGGATTAGTTTACTTCCGTTGGGTTGGTGCTGGTGGAACAACTCATAGTCTAAAAACAACTTATGATGTTGTAAAAGGTGATTTAGAGAAGAACTTAGTAACTGTAAAGACTTCTGCAGGAGCAACTCATGGATTAAGTAATGATGATACTATTTTCATGGATATTAATCCTGGACTTAGTACTACTACAACTTTAAAGTATAATAAGACAAATAGGAAAGTTCTTGTTAACCCATTAGGATTCTCTACTGCTGGAATTGTAACAACTACTTCTGTAACAGGAATTCCTGATTCTATTAATATTAATGATCATAATTTAACAACAGGTCAAAAAGTCATCTATACTCCTGCTGATGCTGGTACATCTGTTTCAGGATTGACTAGCGAATCTCAATATTATGTTTATGTGGTTGATAGAAATTATATTAAACTTACTGAAGATAAGTTCCAGACTACACAATCGCTTCCTAGATTTGTAGGATTACCTGCTCCAGGTTCAGGAACAATATCTCCTGTTAACCCACCATTATATTACTATAGAAATTCTAATGTAACATTTGATCTTTCTGATTCTTCTTTATCATATACTCAGAGTAATACTGATTATGCAGCATTTGAATTGGAGTTTTACAAAGATTCTAATCTTACTCTTAAGTATGAAACTAATGGTGTAATTGATGATACCTTTAATGTTACTAGAACTGGTACGGTTGGAGTTACAGCAGATGCTAAGGCTGTATTAAAGATTGATGCTAATAGTCCTGATATACTTTATTACAAATTAATTGCTGTTGATGTAGACCAAAATCTTCCAGCAAACAGAGAAATTGTAGTAGATGAGAGTGTTAATTTAAATAATCAGATAATATTAGAAGACAGTATCTATAATGGTGAACATACCATTGTTAAGCAAACTGATCAGGTCTTTACCTATGATATAGGTAAACGTCCAGAAAGATCTTCCTATGATATATCAAATAATACGGATGTTCTTATAAATTATACAACAGATTCTACTGATGCTTATGGTCGTATTTCTGAGATCAAACTCTATGACAGAGGTGGCGGATATGCTGAGTTACCAGGAATAACTACAGTTACTACTGATCATGGAACTGGTGCGGTATTAGAATCTTCCAGTAAAACAATTGGAAGGGTTGTACGAACTACAATTGATAATATTGGTTTTGATTATCCTTCTGATTTAACATTAGATCCAGGAGCTCTATTCCCACAAGTATTAAAGATTGAACCACTTACTGGTTTTAAATCTATTGGAATCACTTCTTATGGAAGAGGATATAATACTAATCCAAGTTTAGTTGTTCTTGATGGAAATACTAAGAAAGAAATTAAAGACGTTGATTTATTATATAATCGTGAGGAGAAAAAGGTTGATATTCTTAAAAATAGTTATAGTTTAACTAATACTCCTCCAACTATTATACCAGTTGGAAATGCTAATGGAGTTAGAGCAAAAGGATTCACATTCAACAGATATGATACTGGTACCATATCGGGTATTAATAGTGCAGTCTATACAAATATCCCAACTGTAACAGTAACATTATCTGAGACATTTAATAGTGTTAAAACTGCTGGTGGAGATTATCTGAATCCATTCCCATTTGCTATTAATGATGAGGTTTTAGTAGAAAATGTTAGCGTTGGTGTTGGTTCAACTTCACAAGGATACAACTCTTCAGAATATGAATATACAAGATTTAAGATACTTGAAGTAACACCAAATTATGGTGGTATAGGAACTGTAAAATATAGCATGGAAGGTCTTATTGTTGAAGGTGAATGGCCTGGAGTTTATGATAGTATTGATTCTGCTGCAATGTTGGTACCCTCTCAGTGGTTCCCGCATTTTGATGCTGTACTTGAACCAAATGCATTTAATACTAATGATGAAATAAGAGCAGGGGATAAAGAAGGTATTGTCTTTGATTGGAATTCATCTCCAAAATTCTTAACTGTAGAGAGTAATGAGGAATTTGAAGTTGGAGAAATTCTTATTGCTGATGATACTGGAGCACAAGGTTTAATTAAAGAAAAAGTTTCTTTTGAGTCTAAGTATAATCTAGATGAGTTGTCCACTGTTGATGATGGATGGGAATATCTTACTGGGTTCTTAAACAATGAATTACAGAGAATTCATGATAATGAATACTACCAAAACTTCTCATATTCTATTAAATCTAAAGTTCAGTATGATGATTGGAAATCTATTGTTGGTTCTTTAAATCATACTGCTGGATTTAGAAAATTTAGTGATCTTCAGGTAGAATCCTCTTTAGGTTCTGATGCTGCTCTTCAAGTTGGAATAACAACTACTGTTTCACGAGTACTTGATTTACATGGTCTAGAAAGTCTTAATACTGTCAAGAATTATGATTTAGCAACTGAGAATTTCCTTGTTGGTACTAAGAGAGCATATTCGGATGAAATTAACTTTAAGACAAGACTAATTACTGATTACTCAGAATCTATTGGAAATAGAGCTTTACTTATAGATGATATTAGTGGTCAATTTAATAGTAATCCACGATCAACTCCATATTCGGATGTTTGGAGACAAAGATTATCTGATGGTAGATCTCAGGCATTTATCATCTATATGCAAGATAGATTGTATACGGGTGAAAGGCAAATAGTAAGAGTTAATGCATTACATGATACTGGTCGTGGTATATCAATGCTTAATCAGTATGGTGATGTTTGGAGTGTTCTTGATCTTGGAGATTTTGATTATGTGATTGATGGAAGTGAGTCTATTCTTCGTTTCTATCCTCACAAGTATAAACTTAACAATTATAATGTTGTACCATTCTCATTTAATATTGATAAGAATATCTTAGGAGTAACAACAAGTCAAAGTGGTGTATCTGTTGGTAATACAGAAATACCAGCTGCACCTGCTAATCCTACTCTGGGATTGAATGGATCTCTTATTAGTATTGCTTCCACAGTAGTTGAAATTGCTGGTGGTGCTGCAGGGACAGTATTCACTCTTGCTGGTATTGGAACTACTATATCAGGTCATAGATCTGCTAAGATGTTTGTAACTGTTGAAGGAAGTGATGGAAGTGTTGAATATGATGAATTAACTGTTATCCATGATGGAACTAATGTAGGATGGCAAGAATATGGTCAATTAACTATTCATTCTCTTGATGCTTATTCATCGACTGGAAATATAGGAACCTACTGGCCTTATATGTCTGGTAATGATATTATAGTATCTTATACTCCAGATGCTGGAATGACAACTGCCCATGTTAATGCAGTCGCTATAGGTATTGCTACACAAGGATATCAAGGAATTGGTACTTATGACTTCTCATATGGTTCTATGAGAGCACAGAGTACAGGAATTCATTCTAGTTCTACTCCAATCCCCGTTGGGGTTGCAAGTTACCATAATGATTATGATGCTGCTTATTGCGTTGTTCAAATTGCAAATGTATTAGATGGTAATTATGAAATAGCAGAAGTCATTATTGTTGATGATTATGCTGATGATTCACAGGTGTTATTAACTGAATATGGTAATGTTAAAGTTGGTACTACAAATGCTGGAATGGGTACTATTAGTGGTCGCAGGGCTGCTGATGATAATACTGAAATTACCTTTGTTCCTCATGCTGGAATAGGAGTATCAATTACAACCTTCATGACTCCATTGAGACCTGAAGTTAATACATCATTACTACCTGCAGGTGCTACAAGAGCAGTTGGTGGAGAAACTAGCAAAGATTTAGGTAATGCTCAGATAGGAAATAATATTAGTATCTACGAAGGTACTGAATCAATGATTAAGAGGCAATTTGCCTTGAAACATAAGAATGATCCAATCTTTAGAAGAAACTTTGATGGATCAGATTCTTCCATAGTTGATCTCACTAATAATACTATTCAAATTCCAAATCATTTTTGGGTTAGTGGTGAAGAAGTTGTATATTCTGTTCAGACTGTAGCAGGTGTTGGTACTACAGGAGATACTATTGGTATTTCAAAAACAGAATTCTCTGGTATAGGAACAGTTACATATACACCATCAGCAGTCTATGTTATTAAGAAAGGAGAAGATAAGATTCAACTTGCTAGATCTGCAGCGGATGCATTAAAAGAAATTGCTGTTCCTCTTGATCTTACTTCAGTTGGTGTAGGTACATCCCATAGTTTCACTTCTAAAGGACAGAATACTAAGGTGATGGTTGGGATTGATAATATGATTCAGTCTCCAATTGCCGATACAACAGTATCTACAACATTGGATAGGGCTGCTCCTCTTGGTTCGGATATAGTTTACTTTACAGGAATAACGTCATTCTTTGGTGCAGACTATGTAAGAGTGGGTAGTGCTACTACCTATGAGGTTATGAAGATCCTTTCTGTTGGTATTGGATCTACTAATGCAATTAAGGTACAGCGTGGTTGGTTAGGATCATCTATTGTAGGACATTCTACTGGATCTGCTATTAATAAGATTAGAGGAAATTATGATATTCTTGATAACTATATTAATTTCATTGAAGCACCTAATGGTAATCAACCTATTGGTTCTACAACCAATCCACCAGATGATCGAGATTGGATAGGTATAACTACGTCTTCTAGTTTCCACGGAAGATCTTTCATGAGATCTGGTGTAGAAAATGGAACTAGTGAAACCTATACATTGAATTATCAATACGATGATATTTCCCATCAGTTTACGGGTCAGGTAAAAGATTTTGACTTAACTGTTGATGGAGCAAATGTTACTGGGATTGCTACTAATAATGGTATTGTTTTAATCAATGGAGTATTCCAAGGACCTGGTAATTCAGTTGATTATACAATGTCTCAGGCAGGTGGAGTATCGGAGATTAACTTTACTGGTGGAATTGCCACAAACGCATATGATCCAAATACTGCAACGGTTCCTGTTGGTGGTCTTATCGTTTCTGTTGCATCTAGTAGAGGATTAGGTTATCAACCACTCGTTGCTGCTGGTGGTACTGTAACTGTTTCCATTGCTGGTACTATTGCATCTATAGGTATTGGAACATCAGGTTCTGGTTACAGGGCTGGTATTCAAACTGTCACCGTTGGCATTCAAACAGAAAGTATGGGTCTTGCAGGTATCACCAGTGTTGGTGTTGCTGCAGTATCGAACGGTGCTGTTACTAGTGTTAGTATTACAAATCCACAATGTTTCTATAAACCTAGAGATATTCAGATGGTTTCTTATGGTAATACTACAGGTTTAACTACAGTTACTACTGCTACTGCTCATGGATTAAGTAGAGGATCGGATATTATTCTTTCTGGTATTGCATTTACTTGTGGATACTCTACTGCTGTAGGAATTGCTACTGCAGATTATAATGCTGGTGCTGGTATTATGACAGTTACCACACTTTATGATCATGGATTATCTGCTACAGGAACTCAGAAGAGTACAGTTGTATTAACTGGTCTTGCAATGACTTGCGGATTGGGTGCTACAGTCAACCACATCTACCCTCGAAACAGAGATAGGGTATATGACACCGCCGTAGGTATTAAGAGCGATGGAACGCCATATACAATAACAAATGCTGAATACACCCCTACCACTGGTATTACTACAGTTACAGTGGCTGGTCATGGATTCTCTAATTTAGATAAGATTAAACTTGCTGATAATTCACTAACATTCACTTGTGCTAAGGATGGTCATATTTCTAATCATTCCTATCCAAGACCTACTGATCCTATTCATGGACAGTGGATTGGAATTACAAGTGTAACTACTAATACTTTTGTAATCAATGTTTTAGGTATTACTACTGGACCTACATCAGCATCTACTAATACTGGTGTTCATACCTTTGTCAGTGCCACTACAGGAGGTCTAACCTACAATGATGGTACAATCACCCTAAACGTAACTACATCTGCTGTAAGCGATCAGTACGCCCATACATTTGTAGGTGCTGCCGCAAGTACAATTATTACTGGTGCGAATTATTCTCACGCATTTAGGTGGGCGAAGAAGGATGCTGTTACCTCTGCAGGTAGTACAAATTATACTCCATATTATGCCACTTATGATGGTGCTACTGGTAATCTAGTAATGACCTTCGCTGATGCACATGGTTTAGGAACTAATGACACAGTGGGAATTGGTACAAGCACTATTGCGTTTGCTTGTGAAATGGATCAGTACGGTACTGATCATGCATATCCTCGTGCTAGTGATCCTGTAGCTGGAATCCAAACTGCTGTTACTGCAGTAACATCTACTACAATGACAGTAAATGTTGGTGCATCTGTCTTAGGATTTAATACTGTTACTGCTGCCACATATTATCAAACAACTGGTGATATGAAGTTAAGTTTGATGAAGGCTCATACATTAACAACTGAGAATAGTGTCAAGTTACTGAAAGAATCACTAAGATTTACTTGTACTAAGGATAGTAATGCAACTCAGCACAGATACCCAAGAGGTGGTGATCCTGGATATGATGGTATGCAGGTTGCTGGTGTAGGGAGTGCTAGAAACTTCTCAATCTATGTTGGAACTTCTACAGTACCTACAAATTATGTTTCTGGAGGAACTGTACAAGCATGTATCTATGCACCTAGAAATACTGATTTAGACGAACCAGGTGTAACAGTTAATAAGGTTATTGATGATACCTCCTTTGAGGTTCAAGTAGGTCTATCAAGTAGACATCACCTTTACAATAGAGGTGGAAAGGTTAATCAGCAAATGAAGGTTGTATTTGATTCACCTCTCGGATATAGTGATATTCCTCTTGTACAAAGTTCAACTTCTCCTGGATCAGGTGGAGCACAAGCAACTGCTAATATTGTTGTTGGACAAGGATCAAGTGTAACCAACTTCTCGATTAGTAATGTTGGATATGGTTATGGTGTTAATCATATATTAACCCCACAAATAACAGGTGCTGTTGGTATTCCAACAATGGCAGACTTTGTTCCTTCTACTGAATTCCAAATAACAATAGATGAAGTCCATGATGATCAATTTAATGCTTGGTCTATTGGTCAAATACAGGTTATTGACGATTTCTCAAATCTCTTTAATAATAAGAGGAAAACTTTCCCAATTGAATTGGGTGGTACTCCATTATCAATTCAAGCAAGACCTGGTGCTACTGTAACTATTCAAGATACTCTTCTTATCTTTATTAACGATATTCTTCAGATTCCTGGTGAGTCTTATGACTTTACTGGAGGAAGCAATATCAGTTTCACTGAGGCACCTAAAGCAGAAGATACAATGAAGTTCTTATTCTATAGAGGAACTGGTGGTGCTGATGTTATTGATAAGGATATTCTTGAAACTGTTAAAGTTGGTGATGATTTAACACTTGGTTGGAATGGTAGCCTACTGGCAGTCAACGAATATCAACAGAGTTGGTTGCAGGAAGGTAATCGTACAGTTGATAAGATTAACTCTGCAAATTCAGTTGATACTAATCCATATGATGACGCTGGTGTATATGAGGAGACAACAGTTTATAGACCCATAGATTGGACTAGACAAGTTGAAGATAAGTTTATTGGTGGTAAGAAAGTTGGTAAAGATCGTGTTCTTTATAAGGCAAATCTATATCCTACAGCATATCTAACTCAGAATGTTGGTGCTGCTGGTACAATTCTTTATGTCGATAATGTAAGACCGTTCTTTAATCCTAAGAATGAAAATTCAGTATCTACAGATTTCCAGAAGACTGTTGAGATCTTTAATAATAAGGAAGTAATTTCTGCTGCTGCTACAGCAATAGTTTCTGCTGGTGGAACAATTGAATCTATTACTATATCAGGTACAGGTAATACTGGTGGTAGAGGATATTCAACTGCTCCGAGCGTAACAATTCAGAATCCTGTTGGTATGGGAACAACTGCTCGCGCAGAAGCAACAGCTACTATTTCTGGTGGTTCTGTTAACACCATTACTGTTGGTGTTCAATCTGGTGTTGGATACACAGGAACTAATCCACCACTTGTTTTAGTTGGACCTCCTGTTGACATAACAGAAAGTAATTCTGTAGATTCTTACTCAGGAGACTTTGGTATTATTAGTGGAATAGGATTTACTTCGGTTGGTGTGGCTTCTACTGGTATTACACTTGATCTTTGTATTCCTTATGATTCTTGGTTAAGAAATTCTGATATTACTCAAGGTTCTACTAGTGGTATAACAACTAGTGGTATAGAAGTTGGCGATTACTTGGTAGTTCGTAATTCCAATGTTGGTAATTCTGGATTTGGATTAACCTCACTACAATCCAATAATAGTGTATGTGGTGTTGGAACTATCTTTATAGATAATATATACAGAGTTGCTGCTGCTGTTGGGGTTAATACTTCAGCAATTGGATTTGGTACAGTAGGTGTTGGTTCAACTACGGTCACACGGGTAACCGTAAGTGTTAGTAGTACTGAAGGAATCTCTGGTATTGGTAATAGTAATTTCTACGGTGAATTTAGTTGGGGTAAAATTGTTCTTTCATCTAGAGCGAAATCTCAAGCATTTACTGTTAATACTACAAATGGTATTAGTGGAATTGAAACAGGTCCAAATGTTCAAAGGGTCCTACCTTTGAAGATTGAGAATTATGATACCTAAATAAGTAAAAAAACTATAGGTAAAATGGCTGCCATTATAACTGATCAGATCAGAATATTGAATGCAAAGAATTTTGTTGCTGGTGTTTCTACCTCGACCAATTCCTACTATACCTTTGTGGGACTTCCCAATCCTACAAGTATTCAGTCTGACTGGGATGATAGTCCTCCTGCGCCTACAGACAATTTTGAGTCTGAGAATGATTATTGGGATACAATGATTGCTCTGAAGAAGATAACTTCTGATGATGTAAAGCAAGTTGTAAGAAAGAATAATTGGGCATCAGGTACAACATACGATTATTATAGATCTGATTATAGTATTACAAATACTCCAAAACACGCTCAAGGAACTTCATTATATTCTGCTAATTATTTTATTGTTAATACAGATTATAGGGTATATGTTTGTTTGCAGAATGGAACTGATCCAGAAAATCTTGAAGGAAGACCATCTTTAGATGAACCAACTTTTACAGATTTAGAACCAAAAGCAGCGGGAACAAGTGGTGATGGTTATATTTGGAAATATCTTTATACAATTAAACCAGCAGAATTAATTAAGTTTGACTCTACTGAATATATGCCTGTTCCTAAAGATTGGGAATCTAGTTCAGATAATGCAACTGTCAGAGACAATGCGGTTGATGGTGGACTTAAAGTAGTTGTTATACAAAATAGGGGAGTTGGTTTAGGAACTGCTAATAGAACATATACTAGGGTTCCTATTAAAGGTGATGGTTCTGGTGCAGAGTGTACTGTTGTTGTTAATGCTGATCAAAAGATTGGTAGTGTAACTCTCTCCAATGAAGGATCGAATTATACCTATGGTACTGTTGATTTAGTTGCTGGTGGACTTCCTAAACCAGATACTTGGCCACAACTTGATGTTATTATTCCTCCACAAGGAGGACATGGTTCAAATATCTATAGAGAGTTAGGTGCAACTAATGCATTACTTTATTCTCGTATAGAAAATGATACAGAGAATCCTGATTTCATAACAGGAAACCAAATTGCTAGAATTGGGGTTGTATGTAATCCTAAAGCATATGGTTCTACTTCTATTCTTTCTTTAGAAAAAGCAAGTGCTACTTATGCATTGCGTTTAACTGGAACTGGATATAGTTCTGTTACATTTACTGGTGACTCTGAGGTTACTCAGACAACTGGAACTGGGGTAACTGCTGTAGGTAAGGTTATTAGTTATGATCAAGTGACTGGAGTATTAAAATTCTGGCAGGATAGGACAACTGCTGGATTTAACACAGTTGGTGCTGCTGTTACTGATCCTGCTTACGGATTTAAGGCAGAGCGTTTTACTGCTGATATTACTTCAGGTGGATCTTTTACAATTATTGGCGGTAGTTCTAATTTATCAATTAGCACTACATTTAGTGGTCTATCAACCTCAATAAATAATAAAACATATTACCTTGGTCAATCATTTACTGAAGGTGTTTCCAACCCAGAAGTTAAAAAATATTCTGGAAATATGATTTATGTTGATAATAGACCAGCTATTACACGATCTTCAAATCAAAAAGAAGATATTAAAGTTATATTGCAGTTTTAACTAACTATGGCTCAGCAAACCAACCTCAACGTCTCACCATATTTTGATGACTTTGATGCATCAAATGATTACTATAGGGTGCTGTTTAAACCTGGTTATCCTGTTCAAGCAAGAGAACTAACAGGCCTGCAATCCATATTGCAAAACCAAATTGCAAAATTTGGTCAGCATATGTTTAAGGAAGGTGCTAAGGTAATTCCAGGGAATACGAACTATAATAGACATTATGCTGCTATAGAAATAAATGGAAATCACTTAGGAGTTCCTGTAGAATCTTATATTGATCAATTATTAGGTACAAAGATTGTTGGTTTGCAATCAGGTATTACTGCAGTTATTAATAAAGTTCTAAAAGCAGAAGATTCTGAGAGAGATCATTTAACTTTATATGTTAAATATCACTCTTCAAATGTTACAGATAATCATCTTGGCGTATTTGGTGATGGAGAACTTTTAGCAGCTGATAGTGATATAATTTCTGGGCCTTTAAATAATGCATTTATTCCTTCTGGGGAATCATTTGCGTCTGCAGTCTCCTCAAATGCAGCGTCTGAAGGTACTTCTTTTTCTGTATCAGAGGGAGTTTATTTTATTAGAGGAACTTTTGTAAATGTTGCTACAGAAACTCTTATTGTAAGTCAATATACAAATACTCCTACAGGAAGACTTGGACTTAGGGTTACTGAAGAAACAATTAATTCAGATGAAGATCCTAATTTAACTGATAATTCAAAAGGATTTAATAACTATGCTGCATCAGGTGCAGATAGATTAAAAATTACATGTTCTTTAATGTTTAAGGAAGATGGTGATTTTAATGATGATAATTTTGTTCAATTAGCGGAAGTTAAAGAAGGAGAATTAATTTCTCATCAAGTAAATACTGAATATAGTATTTTAGCAGATGAACTTGCTCGTAGAACATATGCAGAATCGGGAGATTATACTGTTAAACCTTTTAGGATTACAGTTAGGGATTCTTTAAATAATGGAATAGCAAATAATGGTGTATTCAGTGATGGTCAATTAACTGATGAGGGAACTCTAGCTAATGAAGATTTAGGGTTATATGAGGTTACTCCAGGAAAGGGATTTGTAAAGGGGTATGAAATTGAGAAAATTTCAACTACACTTAAAGATGTTCTAAAACCTAGGACAACTAAGACATTAGAAAGTCAGTCAGTAAATTATAAAACTGGTGCTACATTAACTGTTAATAGTGTTACTGGATCACCAACTATTGGTATTGGTAATACCTATGTTTTAAGTTTAAGGGATCAGAGAGTAGGAGTAGCTAGAAGTTCTGCAGGTGGTTCTGAAATTGGTCTTGCTAGGGTTTATGATGCTGCTTTAGAGTCTGGATCTTATAGTACATCAAATTCAAATACGAATGAATGGGATCTTGCATTATATGATGTTCAGACATATACAACAATAACTTTAAATGAAGCAATTACTCTTAATACTCCTCAATTTGTAAAAGGAAAATATAGTGGTGCTACTGGATTCTTAAGATCAAATACAACAACAGATGCAATAACACTATATGAAACTGCTGGAACATTTTCTAAGAATGAACCATTCCTTTTCAATGGAATAGAAAATAGTCGAGTTGCTGTTGCTGTCACTTCCTATGGAATGGGTGATGTTAAATCTGTTTATGGAGGAACTGCTGTATCTTCAGGACCTGGTTCTGTTGGAACTGGTGTAACATTTACTGCAGATACTGTTCAAGCTAATGAGTGGGTTATTGGTGATGCTAATATGACATCAGCAACTGGAACTGGTGCTGTTTCTATTAGTACAATAACAAGTGGAAATCCATTATTCCCAGGACCTTTGAAGAAAAATCAGATTCTTAAGTTTGGTGGATTGGGAAATAGTGATCAATCTTATGTAAGAATTACTGCAGTTAATACTAGTAATGTTGTTGTAACTGGTGTTACTACTGTTAGTGGTGTTGTAGAAGGTGCATTGTATAAGAGTACTGCTGGTACTACATTACAAGTACCCGATTTAACTCTTGTTACTAGTCCATTTGCTAAGAGTTACGATAATACATTATATACTCCAATGCCGAAACCAATGATTTCGGATGTTGATCTTACTGATTCTTATATAAGAATTAGAAAAACACAAGAAGTTACTATTAGTCATGCTAATGATAAATTGACTGCTGTTGTTCAAGCTGGATCCAATGAAACTTTCTTACCATTTGATGAAGAGAGGTACTCTTTAATTAGATCAGATGGTCATACTGAGATACTTAATTCAAGTAAGTTCTCTTTTAATGCTGGAATGACTGAACTTCAACTTGAAGGTATTGGTAGTGATTTGGCTGTTAATAGAACTGCAACCCTAATTACTACTCTTTCCAAATCTCAAGTAAAAGCAAAAATAAAACGTAAGGAGAGAGTTAATACAATTGTTATTGATAAATCAAGACTTATTGGATCTGGTATTGGTGCAACAACTTTAAATGATGGTTTGGACTATCATAGTGGATATGCTTATGGAACCAGAGTTCAAGATGAGAAGATTTCTTTAAATATTCCTGACCTTGTTAATATTTTAGGTATTTTTGAATCAGCGGATACTTCTGAAGCATCTGCTCCAAAATTAACATTGACATCTATTGATGGAGCGACTGGTAAAACTGGAGATTTAATTATAGGAGAAAAAATTACTGGTGAAACTTCTGGTGCAATTGCAGTTTATGCTGAACAATTAAGTGATAGTCAGATATCTTATACATTCAGAAATGAGAAAACGTTTGTTGAAGGTGAAACGATCTCTTTTGTAGAATCAAATGTTAAGGCAGTTATAACAACTATTGATGAACCAAGCATGAATGTTGGTTCTAGTTTTAAATTTAATACTGGTCAAAAGGGAACTTTCTATGGTTATGGATTTATAACCAGAAAGAATAAGGCTAAAGCACCTGCAAAGCAATTAAAAGTTTACTTTATGAATGCTTATTATGATTCTGCAGATGATGGAGATATTACGACTAAAAATTCCTATGATTCATTCAATTATAATAATGAGATTGCATCTGTAAATGGGGTTAGAAATACTGATATAATTGATATTAGACCTAGAGTTTCTAGTTATACTCCATCATCAACTAATAGTAGATCTCCCTTAGAATTTTTAGGAAGAACTTTTGATCAAAGTGGCAATTCAGCTGCAAATATTTTAGCATCTGATGAAGCAATTAATACAAATTATTCATTCTATTTGGGTAGAATGGATAGAATCTATTTAACTAAGGGTGGTGAAATTAAAGTTGTACAAGGTACTCCTGCAGAAAATCCAGAGTTGCCAGTTCGTCTAGATGATGGAATGGAACTTGCTACTACGGTTCTTCCACCATATCTTTTAAGTACAAGTGAGGCATCTATATCTTTCTTAAAGCATAAGAGATATAGAATGAGAGATATTAGAAAATTAGAAGAAAGAATTCAGAACTTAGAATATTATACTTCCATGTCTCTATTAGAGACTGCAACTGAGAATATGTTCATTCCAGATGCAAATGGATTGAATAAATTTAAATCTGGATTTTTTGTTGATAACTTTACTAGTTTCAAAGCACAAGAACTTGCAACTCAGGTTAAAAATAGTATAGATGCAACTAATAAAGAAGCAAGACCAAGCCATTATACTAATGCAATTGATTTACAGATTGGACCTGTTGAAGGAAATCAGTCTACTATGGTTTATCCTCCTACTCCAGAAGGAACTGGTATTAAGAGGACTGGTGATGTTATTACTTTGGATTATGAAGAAGTTGCATGGCAAAATCAACCATTTGGTACTCGTACCGAATCTGTTACTCCTTTCCTAATTGCACTTTGGAGAGGTGATATTGAATTAACTCCAGCATCAGATACTTGGGTTGATACTGTTAGACTTGAAGCTCAAACTATTAGAGTGGAAGGATCTTTTGCTCATGCAGTAGATGTTGCAGCAAGACAGTTTGGTGGATGGGATCCTCAGACTGGACTTACTCCAATTGTTTGGAATGGTTGGGAAACTGCTTGGACTGGAACTGATAACCAAGTTAGAACCAGACAAAGAACTGAAACTGATACTAGAACATGGGAACAGAACCGAGTTGATACAGGTAATAATACCTTTGAAAATAGAGAATGGACTGAAACTACAAATACAACTTTCCGTGATACAACAACTGATACTTTCCGAACAGGAACACATTCTAGAAATGGAAATAGATTACTAATTCAAGAGCAATGGGATAACTTTACTCTTGGAGATAGAACTATAAGTGAAGAAATTACACCTTATATGCGTTCAAGAAATATTGCTTTTGATGGTTCTGGATTTAAACCTTTAACTAGATTATATGCTTTCTTTAATCGTGAGAAGATAGCAGATTTAATTACTCCAAAATTATTAGAAATTGAAATGATTAGTGGTACATTCCAGGTAGGTGAAACTGTTTGGGGTAATGGAACTGGATTTATTGGTAATGCAGGTGGCGATCTTAGATTTAGAGTTGCACAAGCAAATCATAAGGAAGGTCCTTATAACGCACCAACAAGAGTATATTCTGCGAATCCATATACTTCTTCTGTTGGAGCAACCCAATTAGAAGTATATACTGGACTACCAGGATCAATGCAATTGGGTGATAATACAAATACACTTCCTGAATCATATTCATCAACTTCTACTATATTGAATGTTGATACTATATCAATGGCAAATGAGGTTCAAGGTGATTGGTATGGTTATATTGCGGGTGGTCCTGGCATGAAATTGAAAGGTCTAACCAGTGGTGCTGAAGCTAAAGTTGTTAATTCAAGATTGATTAGTGATTATAGTTCCACAGTACAGGGATCCTTCTTCCTTCCTAGTCCACATATTGCTACCAACCCTAAATGGGCATCAGGTACACAAACATTTACTTTAGTTGACCAATCTGATAATCATCAGAGTTGTGCAGAAACTCTTGGTGAAGAGAATTATGAATCTTCTGGAACTATTGAAACAGTTCAAGAAAATATAATTTCTGTCAGAAATCATAGGCAAGAGAATATTGGCACTAGACAAGAAAGAGCTGCTAGAGAATTCGTCAGTTCTAATACTGAAAGTGATGTTATAGGATCAACATCTAATACAACTGTACGAGTTACAGATAGATGGACAGAAGGTAGTGATCCCCTCGCACAATCTTTCTCTGTAAGCGAACCTACAGGAGTTTTTGTTACAAGTTGTGACGTTTATTTTGGAAGAGTTTCTGCAGAAAATTTACCTGTTATATTTGAACTTCGTCCAATGGTAGCAGGTGTACCTTCTACTAAGGTATTACCATTCTCAAAAGTTCTCAAAAACCCCTCTGAAATTACTGTTTCAGAAAAGGGTGATGTAGCGACTAGATTTGACTTTAAAGCACCTGTTTATCTAGAAGGAGGGATGGAATATGCAATTGTTTTACAATCTCAATCAAACAGATATAATGTCTTTATTTCAAGAGTAGGAGAAAATGATCTTATAACTGACGAGTTTGTTTCTCAGCAACCATTCTTCGGATCTTTGTTTAAATCTCAAAATGGTTCAACATGGGATCCAAGTCAGTGGGAAGATATGAAGTTTACTTTAAATAGAGCAAAATTCGAGACAGAAGGTACTTTACAAGTTTACAGTCCTATTCTTTCTGAAGGTAATAAGCAAGTTCCCAAATTAATGCCAGATTCTATTAATCTCCAATCTAAAAAGATTAGAGTTGGTTTAGGAACAACATTGGCTGGTAATACACAGTTACATGAAGGAGTAACAGTTTCTCAAACTGGTTCTAAGGGTGCTTCTGGTAACTTAGTTGGGTTTGCTGGTAGTCTTGCTTTAGCAGCAATGAATGTCATTAATGCTGGATATGGATATACTAATGGAACAGTTACTGGAGTTGGACTTACAAATATAACTGGTAATGGTTCTGGAATGACAGCAACAGTGGTTGTTTCAGCTGGTGTTATTGACTCAGCAACTGTTACAGGAGTAGGAGTTGGTTATCAAGTAGGTGATGTTCTTGCATTCAACCCCGCCAATAATGGACCTGGAATAGATGCTCAAATATCAGTTGTATCTCTTGGTTCAACTAACCAAATAATTCTTGATAATGTTCAAGGAGACTTTGTTACAGGAGCAGGAACTACACTTCTCTACGATAGAGCAGATACTGGTATTACGACTCAGATGAACTGGGGTGCTCAGAGAATATACGGTGCAACTCTTGATATTGTTACAGTTGATGATGGTTTACACTTTACTGTAGATCATAAGAATCATGGTATGCATCATGAAACTAATAGAGTTACTCTTTCAAATATACTTTCTGATGTAATTCCAACAAAACTTAATTCACCTTATAACACATCTTCTACTGCATCTATCTCTGTATCTGATAGTAGTGAATTTAGCACATTTGAGAATGTTTCTGTTGCATCAACTAATCTTGGTTATGCATTGATTGGTCAAGAAATTGTTAGTTATAGTGGAGCATCAGGTAATACTTTAACTGGAGTTACACGGAATGTAGACTCTACTCAGTCTATGAATTACATAAAAGGACAATCAGTTTATAAGTATGAACTTGGTGGAGTGTCCTTGAGAAGATTTAACAAGACTCATATTTTAAGTGAAGTAGGAATTCAAACTACTACAAATCCTATAACATTTGATTCTTATACAATTAGATTGGATACTGCAATTTCGGGGACTGGTAGGTCAGATGGTACTTCATTCCCAGCTCTCTTTATGAATGAAAATAAATCGAGTGGAGGAAACATTACTCGTGCTACTCAGAACATGCCATTTGAAGTTCTTAATCCACAAATTCAAAATATGACAGTTCCTGGAACTTCTATTAATGCGGAAGTAAGAACAGTCAGTGGAACAAGTTTAAATACTGGTTCTGGACAAGGTTCGGATTTACCTTTTGTAGACAAGGGTTATGAAGCAGTAGCTTTGAATGAGAATAATTATCTAGATGCGCCAAGAATAATTGCTGCTAGAATTAATGAAACTTCTAATTCAAGTTTAACTGATCTTGCAGGTGATAGATCAATGAACTTAAGTATAAATCTTAATTCGGAAAATGATGCATTATCACCTGTAATTGATACTCAGAGAATGAGTGCTATTCTGACTTCTAATCGTGTTGATAATATGGTTTCTAACTATATTACAGATGGTAGAGTTGATAATGTTTCTGAAGATCCTAATTCATTCCAATATCTTTCTAAAGAAAATGTATTAGAAACTTCTGCTACATCCATTAAGATTATGTTTGATGCTCATATTAATGACTATAATGATGTCAGAGCATTCTATGCTATTAGCGATCAACCTGCATTTGATCCTGTCTTTAGTAACTTCCCTGGATATGAGAATTTAAATGAAAGAGGTGAAGTCGTTGATTCTTCTCAGAATAACGGTCATCCTGATAGTTTAGTTCCAAAAACTGATCCTGCTGGATTTACTCCTGACGAACTGGCTTATAGAGAGTATAGTTTTACTATTAATAACTTACCCTCATTTAAGGCATTTAGAATTAAACTTGATTTTACATCAACCAATCAGGCATTTGTTCCAAGGATGCAGAATCTAAGAGTTATCACTCTTGCATAATATGAAGTATATTAAAGTAAAAGATCGTAAGGATTTAGTTCGAGATCCTCATACTGGGTCTATTATTAATACTAATGTTTCTCAATATAATGAATATATAACTCTACGAGATGCAAGAGAAAATGACACTAAGACTATGAAACAAGATCTTGATGATTTAAAAGGCGAAATTAATGAAATCAAGCAACTTCTAAGGAGTCTGGCAAATGGCAACTAAGAAAATTACATTTGATCCAGAGGCGGGAGTAGCATATGCTGCAGATTTAACAATTAATACTGGAGCAGATTTTACAGGTACTTTTGAAGTAGTAGATACTTCTAATACTGGATTTAATTTTTCTACAACAAATGCAGTTGGTATTGCAACAACAACTGGATGGACAGGATCATCCCAAATGAGAAAAAGCGTTTCGGTGGGGTCTGGTACCACTGCTGCGGCTACCTTTATTGTTGGAATTGATACTACTAGTTCTACTGCAGGTAAGTTTACTATATCTTTAGGGTCAACTTCTACAAGAAGTTTAACTGAAGGGAGATATGCGTATGATGTTCTGGTAAGTTCTGGAGCTACTGTTTATAGAATCGCTGATGGTAATATTATGGTAAGAGGCGGCGTTTCCTCTGCACCCTA